ATTAGCGGGTACACTTGCGCAAGTGGTAGGGGGTACAGTTAGGTACACTTATAATTTAAGTTAGGGGTACACTTAGCGGTAATTGTTAGGGGTACACTTGCTTAGTGTTGTTAGTTGGGAGCGGGTACAGTTATTTACTAGTTAACGCGCTTTTATATTTTTAGTGGTCTTTATTGTTGGTGGTGCTTGTTTTCAATCGCGTCTATATAGCGCGTTAAGTGAATGGTTTATCAGGTGGGTATGTTTACTTATTTAATAGCGCCAATGCTAAAACGGTGCAGTACAGTTGGTTTTTGATAGGTTCCGTTATAGGAAGTACAGTTGATAAAGTTGTTTAAGTTATTGTTTTTATTAAGCTCTAAAGAGGTTGAAAAGGGAAGTGTTTAGATACGCTATTTCAAATACGATAATAAATGATAAAAATATACAAATAAACATTTGTATAAATGTGCAATATAGTGCTAAATTACTGCTAACTAAGGAGGCCAAACAATGCCAAAAGTAATATCTGTTATTAATCAAAAAGGCGGTGCAGGCAAAACAACTGCAAGCACCAATATTGCTTCACAACTTCACAGTGAGGGGTTTAACGTGCTGCTGGTGGATATTGATCCACAAGGCAGCGCTTCAAACTGGTCAGCCGCTAAAGGCGAGAATGATGAAACATTCCCGGTAATTAAACTGGATAAAACATTGCAACGCGACTTACCACGCATTGCGCGCGGGTACGATTACGTCATTATAGACGGTGCGCCGCAGGTGTCTGAACTGGCCGCTGTGGCCATTCGTGTGGCTGATTTAGTAATTATTCCTGTGCAACCTTCGCCTTACGATGTGTGGGCGTGTGGTGACCTAGTCGACGTTGTTAAAACACGCCAAATGGTGACTGACGGCAAACCAAAAGCGGCGTTTTTAATTTCTATGGCTATGGATAACACCAACATTACCGCTGAAATTAAAGAGGTAATCAAAGACTATGAATTACCTGTGCTTAAAAGCTGCACTCACCGCACTGTGCTTTACCCTGAAACAGCAAGGGATGGTGCAAGCGTTATATCACTTAAAAAAGCCGGTGGCCCACACCCAGCGGCGCAAGACATTCAAAACATCACGGCTGAAATTAAGGACTTATTAAATGACCACTAAAAAGCCAATGAGCATAAGACCTGGTGCAAACATCAGCCGCGAAAAACAAGAAGCGCTTGCCATTGTTTCTCAGCTTGATGACTTCTTAGGCACCAACGTGCACAAAGCGCGGGTTGATTTAGATAAACGTATTTGGAAAGGCGTAAAACAACTAAGTGCAGATACAAGAACGGATGAAGACAAAGCCGTTACATTTCGCATGTTAGCTACAGAAGCCTTGCTTGATTTGTTTGAAAAGTACGAAAGCGGTGAGGGCCAATATGATTTTGATATTGATGTTGCCAGCTTTAAATTTGAAAAGTAAGCAGTAAAACGAAAGGGCCAAGCTGCAACTTGGCCCCAACAACACAACCAAAACCATGCAGGAATAAGTTATGTCAGATAAAGATCTTAACACATTAATTAAAATGCCACTTAAAAATATTTTTGAAAGTGAATACTGGACGCAGCGCTTTATGATTTGGGCTAAAAATAATAAATGCGGCCTACGTATAAAACAAGGAGGGCTTGCCTAATGGATGAAGAAACGTTTGAAATTGAACTCACAAAGGCGGGGGTTCTGGCTGGTCGCAAGCTATTTAACAACGTAACCGAGGATGATTTATATAAATTTGGTTACTCAAGTGAAGAAATTGAAGCGCTGGGCGAACTCTTTTTAGAGCTTAAAGATAAAGTTGAATACATTGAAATGATGGAGGAATAGTTGATGGAACCATGTGAATATGAAAGCTGTGAGAACCCCGCAGAGTTTTTTGATGAAATGGGGGATAAAGTTTGCAGAGAATGCATGGAAAGAGAGGTTAACGAAAGCGATGCAAAGCCAGAGGATTTTGAACAATTCTGCTTAATAATGTAATGGCCAATAACAACCCAATAGTTGACACACCTTAAAAAGTTTTCAACTATTGGTTTTTAACTCGGGGATTTAACATGATAGGGATTGCAAAAATACTGGTCGGATTAATGCTGTTAATCTTAATTACGGTGTTAACCATTTATTTTAATGTGATTGGTTTTTTAATTGGGGTCGGCATGGCCATCATATTAAACGGCACATTTAACCGTATAGATAAGCAAAAAGAAAAGCAGCCATAAGGCTGCTTTTTCTTGGTTAGGAGTAATAAGGCGGGATTATTATGGGGGTTTCTATCGGGGCTGGGGTATCATCATCAGCATAAACGCGCACATCATCTAACACGGCGGTTACGCTTACTTTGTCAATTGACGAGGGCTTAATGTCGGTTATCAACACTAAATTGCACCACTTGTCAGCTGTACCAAACATAAACAAAGGCGGTTCCATTGAACCATCAAACACCGGCACAAAATCTATATCCCGATCAATGATAACTTCGTTTACTTGGCTTCCTATGCTGGCTTGATATGGGCCTGATAACTTACCATCGGGTTTGCGCAGTGCAATAACATGCTGCTCGCCCTCTTGCCATTCAAGCTCTGCATCAACAAACACTGTACGGCCCACCATATATTCGACACGGCCTGTTTGCTCATAGCCGGGTATTTCATCGGCCAGTGCGCAATAATCCATGTAGCGCGAGTTCAGTGCATCCATTTCGGTTTTAAAATCAAAACGGGTGCGGCGGTATCGGCGGGTTCTCCGTTTACGCATGCCGTACTGGTACGCTTTGTCTCGGTCTGTTATACCAAACGCGCGTACTTTTTCGGGGTTGTAACCATTATCACCGGGCAACAAACAAAGTACGGTTTCAGACTTCCACGTAATTGGGCTAAAGTATTCAACTTCCACACCATCGGGTTCGTCTTCATCAATCAGCTTAATGCTGCGCTCTAAAAAGCCAATGTAATTATCGGGTTGATACATGTGTTGGTAAACGGTGCGCGGTTGGTCGCGTACAGGGGTTATTTTGCCATAATCAATGGTTGGCTCGGCAAATCCCACGGCTAACACGCGCTTTACGGCTTCAAATACGGTGCTTGCACTGTCAAATATGGCGTTAAAGTCATCACCGCGCGCATGCCAAATGTCATGCAGGGCGGCCACTTCATCAAGGCCTATTTTATCATCCCCATGCCCTACGCTTTTTATAACGTGTGCAAAAAATGGGGCAATATCAGTGGTTGGCCGTGGTGCGCTCCATGCGCCGTTTTCATACACTGGCAAAACGCGAGTGGCTATTAAATTAAGTTTATTCTCGGCTGAGCCTGCCAATGCATTAGTACCACGAATTTTTAACGCAATCGTGGTCATGCCCTCATAACTTGGTGCGCTGTAAAGCTCTGCTTTTAACGCTGTCCAGTAAACCGTATCGTAAATGCGGGTGTCATCATTTGCGGGTGTAGCACGTTTAACACGTACTTCTGGCCGCATTTTAACTGGCAAGGTTATCGGTATGGTTTCACCAAGTTGATTGTTGGTATTGTTTGAAAACGTAATGCTGGGTGCTTGCGTCCATTCAAGTGCGCCTTCGGCTCTGTATTCAACAATTAAGGTGACTGATTCCGATATAAAATCACCATCATCATTTAATTCGCCAAGGCCTTGCGGCATAGCAAAATCAAGCCATAACTGATCCGTTACTTCACCTTTTGGCACTGCAAAGTAAGGGCCGTTAAATTCACCTTCCCCGCCGCCGTCTTCGGTAAATACCTTCGCATACGAATTAGACTCAGTAACAAACCCTGTCCAGCTGGTGTCTGTTTCGTACTGGCCATCAAGCTTTTGTAGCTCACTGCCGTTTAGGTTTTTGTCTATGATTTCGTAATAGCCGTTATTGGCGGTGTTTTGTGCTTGCTCAACTTTTATTATTTGGCCCACATCAAACGGTAAACTGGTTTTACTTCTAAAGTAGCCCACTTCAGGATCATATTCTTCATAGTAAACCGTTATTTTTGTGCCTGAAAACGTATAGCTGTAATTGCTGTTTTCACTGCCACCAATGCCGGTTACCGCCCCTTTTAACTCTATGCCGGTTGTGCCACTGGTTGAACCCACTTCACTTGATGTGTAAACATTTAAGTGGCTCTCGTTTACGCTTACATCCTCACCGGGGCCGAATATTTCATAAAACACATCGCCGGTGTAGCTTTGCACTTGCGTGTTTGCAATAAACACTTCATCAGGCAGTATTTCATAGGTGCCTGCGCCAACACTTAGCATTAAATAAAGCCACTGCTCGTTGTCTATGTATTCACGGCGCGGCATGGTTAAGTAGTCAGGGAATATTTTATGACGGCCTGCGCCTTCTGGCACAATACCCATTAATTTTGGTTTGTTACCTTGGGTGTTTACTTCATAAATACTGCTGCCATCTGGCGTGGTTGAGTTGTAATTGTCGGGTATTTGGCCCATTGCATAAATAGCAGTACCCACGGCAATAACGGCTAATACCGTTAATGCTATGGTCATGGGGTCTTTGGCTTCAATAATTAATTTTATATCGTCATTGCATTTGAATGTGTACGTGGCCCATTTAGCCGGTATTAAGTGCTTGCCGTTAATGCTGGCGCTAAATAAAGGCGGCTTGCGTTCATCATAAGCCGGTACATTTTCTTTTAACCAGGCGCTTAATGTTTGCCCCGCTAAGCCTGTGCAGGGTTCGTATAAATCAAGATCAAGTTTGTTAGGGTAAACCTTAATTTCAACCTGTGTACTCATAGAACTTAACCTCAAAAAATAGCCGCTTAAAATCAGCGATTTTAATAATGGACGGGCCTTTTTTGCTTGATGTATGCAGTATTTGTAACTGTCCATCAATAAACACACATAGGCCCATGTGTATTAAGCTTTGCCCCCTAAAACCACACGCAAGCGCCTGCTCTTTGGGTTGGCAAGGTTTAAACTGATCAACCAATTTGCTGTAAGCGTTGGTTAAGTTGGCTTTGTCGTTAGCTCTTACATGGCCAAACGATTTAAACAGAGGTTTACCAAACACATTGTGCAGCACAAGGCGTGGCTGGCCCCAACAATCAAGGCCTGCCATATCTCGGCCACCATCAACGTAAGGTACGTTTAGGTAGTCTTGTATTTTATGCATGGTATTAACTAAAGTATTTTAAGCCGGGGGCTAGGGTGGGTGTGTAACGTTTACGTGGCCATGCTTTGTTTACTAAATCAGTAAACGATGCAACCACATTAACGCGCTTGGCGTTTGCTTTTACGTTGGTGGCTATCATTTCAACGGGCGGTTCGCCGGGTTCGTTTAAGTTACTGGCGGTGTAAACTCGATAAACCACGGTTATTTTGTCACCCGCATCAATTGCTTGATTAATTTTTTTAATCGCAATGCCGGTCACATTATCCAGTTGAAATTGCAAGCTTTGACTACCTTTAACAGAACGGGCGGGCAATGATATGCCCATCCCGCTTGCCGTAAATTCAACAAACTCGCCAGTTTCCAGCCCTGCCGTTACATTGTCAAAGCCTTCGCATACTCTTATTTCACCAAATGAGGATGCAAGCAAGGTTAAGGTATGTATCGGTAGGTCATTTGCTGGGGCGCTGGCGTACACTTTTTGGAGTACGGTGCTCATAGATCAAATTTTGATTTGAAATAATCTAAAACATTGCTTAAATGTTCTTCGTAACCCACTTTAAATATATCGTCATGCATAACAATAAGCTCGGCTATTTCACACTTTGACAATGATGAATTACTGTCGTTTTGCCCTAAATACAGTGTTTCTCTAGTATTTGCCGATGTAACTTCTCTATAACCGACTGCTGTTAAATTTGTCGGATTCAACATTTTTGCAGTCATAGTGTCATTATCAAATGAACCTATCAAAATTAGCCATTTATTTAACCCGTCAGTTACTGAATACTCAACACCGCCATTGGAACCAGAGATATTAAAGCGAGTAATATCAGCATTTGTCCATAGTGGAACCCCTGTTGTTGAACTACCTGTGGCAACTAAATTATTATTAGCTCCTGAGTTTTCAGTAACCTTTATTACTGCTGCATAAGTAAATGATCCTGTATTCACTGGCATATCGTGAACCTCACGAATCATGCCGCCCGTATCACCGCCATTGCCATTCACTTTAATAGTGTTATGTCCATTTAAGCTATTTTTCTGTATTGTCGGGCCGAAAGTTCTAGAGTGAGCTTTTATAAAGTTGACTCTCTCCATCGACTTATCAATTAAAACCAAATTACCATTTTCATCTGTAAAGTAATTATCTTCACCTGCATTAACCCATGATGTTAATGATGGTAAAAGTTGAATCTTTTCAGACAAATCATTTAAAACAGGTAGTTCGGCATTATTGAACGAAACACCTTTTAATTTTATAAACTGTGGCATCATTATTTCCTAAATTAGTTGTTCAAACGCTATCGCCCAATTTGGCAGCAATGAGCCATCAAATTCAGCAACTGTGGTTTCTGAGTCTCTTAAATTGCCTGCGGGCATGTCATACGCATATGTTATTTTTTTTGTATCTCCTGTCGGTGCTTTGTTAAGAGTGATTTTAACCTTCGTACTGTCTATAACTTCGACGGTTTGAATATCTGCACTATTTGTTGAGTCTTTGTATTTAAAACCATAGTTCACTGATGGTTCTAACAAAGAGGTGTCCAAAATTAGAGGTGGAACGGGTACGTGAAACGTGACGGTGATTTCGTTATCTGATAACACTGCTGACAATGGGTGAAGTGGCAACCAATCTTCGCCAGATAAAACACGTTTTAATACAGCACCTTGTTTTTCACCACATAGCCTATATCCACCTGCTGTTAAGTGAACAACATCAACAAATGGATATTGATATTTTGGCTGAGTTAAATAACAATTTTCAGTCTGTAGGGCTACATTTATCTGGTCAGCCATGACTTTGTGACCAATGCCATTTTTGGGAGTCGGTTTCTGATCAATAAAAACAGATACAGATTCTTCCTGTTTGGTTATTGCTGGAATATCAGTTCGATAATCATTTATAAACTCTAATAAATTATTGTCATAATCTTGGTTGTTTATTCCTGCGTCATCTTCGCCATGTGTAATAAAAAGGTGCTTAACTCGTAAACGCCAACCATAAGACTCACATATTTTTTTTGCGGCTAATATCTCGTTAATAGCATTAGAGTAAGGTACAGTGCCTTTTTTTATCTCATCATAAGAGCGGCCACCTGCACCATGCGTTCTATACAGCCAAGTGTGATCAAAATTACCATCATCCGAAAGCAATTTGTGCAACTGTGTTAACATGCCTGATCCTTGCGTTTCACCAACACGCGAATTATCAAACTCCTCCTTTATACCTGTAAAATGAGTTATTGCCGAGGTATCAACTGTCTTCCATTCATTACCTCTTGCACCATCATTCAGCATTAAACAAAATTCTGGGTATGCTGCTGTTTTACTAACCGTTGCCTGTGAATGTATATCGTTATTTAAGTAATATATCGCACCGCCGCCAACACTTAGTGATTGGCCTGCATGTATAATCATATCAACAACGCCGTTCTTTGGTCTTGATATAGTCGTTTCATTGTCAATATCATGAACGTAAACTTTGTCTTTGTTGCCATAACGATTATCTACAAATTCAATTAATGAATTAGCTTTTTTGAGCTTTTCTGCAACCTTGCCAATACTTTCATCATCTAGGTTTGCTGTGACATCACCCGCACTATTTATACCCAGCGCTACACGGCCTTGATCGTCTGTAATTCCCCACACCAATGATTTAGAAAATACATTTTCACTATCAATTTCATTATGCCTAACAAGATGCGTTTTGCCATTCCTATCAATAGCAAGCGGCAAAGTCTTTGATTCGCTAACAACACCCCAAACAAAGTTTGTTTCGATGTTTCGTTCATCAAATATTCCAGACGCTAATTTCTTCTTTGTTGATTCACTAGGTATAAAGTCAACCAGCCCTTCGTGATTAACTCCTAATGCGACTTCATTGTTTTCATCAGTTACTGCCCACACAAATTGATTCGATAGAAGGTCGTCATTCTTTATTTCTGATAAAGAGTTCTGCAGCGTGTGGATGAGTGATTCTAAAAAATTAGCCTTTGTAACTGATAATAGAGTGTCATATTTTGAACGTTTCCAAATGCCTTCCCCTAGACCGCCTTCTTTACCATACAGCCCGTTATTTTCGGGTATTTCATCATCCCACACTTCTGCAAGTGTATTTTCTTCATATGCTAAATTGGCGTTCATTTCGGGTAATGTTTTAAATGTAACCCGCCCTTGCACCATAGTCTGAATAGCTGAGAAGTTATCTTTTATAGCTTTTGAAATGCTGTCTCTTTCAGTGCCATTAACAACAACGATCTGGCCTTCATCCCCGGCTATAATTTCGTTAAGCTGACCTAGTAAAGCTTCAAGCTCTGTTACTAAACTAAAAAATGTTTTACTCATTGGTTATTTTCCTGATAGGTATTAAGGGCATCTTTAACGCCGTCAACTAGTTGTTCTAAGGTGCTTGGATGTAAAGCCGATGCAACTGCTTGCTCTTCACTTGGTTTTTCACGCTTTTTAATTTCAATGTTTGCTTGATAGCTCCAACGCCCGGCGCCGAGCGGTTTATAACCTTCCATAGGGGAGTTAATAAACCGTACTTCGTGTTCAATCATGCCTTGCGGTGTGGGTATATCCATTAAAAACCATTCATTGGCTTTTAAACTGTGTTCATAAAAACTTTCAAAAACAGTTGCCAGCGTACTGCTTAAACGCCATGTGGCTGGCATGGTGGTGGGTACGCTTAAAAAGCGCCGCCGCTGCCTTGCTCTGCCGCTGTTCATTTCGGTGCGCAATGTGTTTGATTGCTGCTTAAATGAGGTTGAGCTAAGTAGAGGGTAAGGCAGTATGCTTGGGTATTTAATCAATGGTTAACTCCCCGTTCTTTGTACGCCGTAGGTGGTTTCCATAATGGCTGCTGCATCACCGCCGTAACGAATGTTAGACACAAACACGTTAATGATTTGCTCATCATCCATGTTTGTTTGCTCGTACTGGCCTGCGCGGCTGGCATCTTCAATTAGGTTTACACTGACGTTGCCGCCTGATTTACCTGTGTTTATTTTTTCAGCGGCGCGTGACACATCAATGTTTTGCTTGGGTGATAAAACCGACTCACCACGCTGCAAAAAGTAGGTGGCATCGTCACGAACGTAACCTAAACCACCATGCGCCACACCATCGGGTACAGGTTGGTTTTTAATGGCCATAACGTTCATCATACCCATTGCGGTAACCGCTGCGGCTGCAATTGGGCCTGCAATTGGGCCTAATTCCAACGCTTTGGTTGCGGCCATATAGGTACTTACAAGGGCTTGCCCTGCACTAACAACCTGATTAATACGAAACGCTTTTTTACTGCTTGCGGCGGCTTGCTCAGTAAGCTTGCCGCCAATTTCTAGGCCAACGGCTAAACGGTCTGCACCACTTGCGCGGTCAAACTCAACAAACTGGTTGACCATTTGCCCGTATTCGCCAGTGCGTTT